AGATGGCAGGAGTAATGGTTTGTACGTTTGACCATAAAATATTGAACTTAGCATTGGGATTGTTTCTTGAGCGTTGATCATCACGATACCGCTTGACGATTCTATCGCTACGATCTTCCCAAGTCTTATAAGTTCTTTCGTACTGGGCAATACAGTTGTACCAATCTTCGTATGTATGATCCATCTTTATATCCTACGGTGCGTTATTTTGGGTGTTTCTTTCCACATTTCATTAAGTGTTACGTCTGTTTCCCCAACATGAAGTCCTTTAACTCTTGTATCTTTAAGGATAGGAGTATCTTCATCTTGCCAAACGATACTGAGATAGCGCATTGCGTCTGCTGAATGGCTAGTCCAATCGTGTTTTGGGCGATCCCTAAATACTTTTTTATCATCATCCCATTCCCTTTGATATTGACGCAAACATTCGATGAGTTCTTCACACTTATTATCGAACCAACTGCGAGTTAATGCAAGTCTTGTTGCTTGTATTCCATCTTGTAATGACAAGTTTGGCACGATTTTTAGATGTTTTATGTCAATTTTTGCAGAAATTTGCTCGATTATGCTTCTTCCGTTACTTGCTAGTGTTTTTGCACGAGCATCATGAGGTAGCCAATGTGTACCATATTTGTACCCAAATTCTTCTTCTTTTTGTTGAAGTAATCCTATATAAAATGGGATAGGCTGACCATTAGATGAATGATGATCGAGGATTCTTATCTCACCAAAGACTACCTGAAACCATATAATTGCTGTGGAATCATTGAAGCCTAAGTCCCAAACGGTATGACAAGGGAACATCGGATCGTACTCTATATCGGTAATACGGTTCAGGTCGGTGATTCTACGAAGCTCTTGCCCATAATAAGCACCAATAATGGCAGCCTCGAATGATACTAAGAACTCCTGTTCATACTGATTGGAAGACATAGACTGCTGTGCATCGAGTAATTCAGAATCAGGTATTAAACCAGACTGATCCGCTCGTAAAAGTTTTGTATACCAACTAGGATTTTTTAATGCTGAGTTGTATATATCATAAAAACTGTTATGTCCGCGTGGAGTCCCAATAAAAACAGCATACCCCATTCTGTCTGAAAGTAACGGTCTTATGATTTCACCCCAGACTCTAGGGCGCATATCAGCATATTCGTCTAGTACAATTCCATCACAAAAATTTCCACGAAGCGAATCTGGAGAATCAGCTCCAAATAACCGTATTTTTGCACCATTGTGCAGTTGCACCCACAATTCTGATTGATTGGCTTTGGCTAATGCTGGTGCTGAATACTTTAAAAGATAGTCCCAAGCTACGCTCTTGGACTGGCTGTAATACGGACAAAGATAAAAGTATCTGCCATCAGGCTTGTTTTCTTTTATTGCTCGTCTAATCAAATCATTAATACTAGCTACTGTTTTACCTGATCGTCTATGACAAACTAATACTGCCCATCGTTCTTGTCGCTTATGAAAGTCTTTAAAAGCATCTCTAGCCTTATATTCAAATTCATGAACAATAGTTTCAGTCATCTTGCCATTTGTAAATATGAACTACAGGTCTAGTTTCATCGCCAACCTGCTCAACTCTAGCTAGTTTAGGTACATGGTACTCAGCTACTTGCATAAAGCAATCAAAAGCTACTTTAGGGCCATACTTCTCATTAGCAGCAATCTCATCAAGCCAACCTTGTAGCTTGTCTGAGTTACCATCAACGAATTTAGCGATAGCCTCACGAGCCATTGCTGTAGATTTATTAGGGCTACCTGCTGGTCTGCCCTTAGGATTATTAGTTTGTTGTTTATTAGCCATATCTGCTCTAAGGTGTTAGTTAAGATAAGTTAATTTTACTCTATTTTTTGATTTTATTGTTTAAAATTAATGGTTGATCACCAAATACTTTACGAGCTTTATTTATTCTATCTAATATAGGATTAACTGCATCTTCCCATGATTTGTGTTTAAAAATATCACCAATTTCAATATCTGCTGGCCCATGTAATGTCATAGCTTGACCACTTTGAGGATGATTAGCAAATCTTGCTGTTACAATTTCTCCACTTGTTGGATCTTCTATTTCAACATATTTTGAATTTGATTTACTTGAACCAGTTTCTTTAACTTTTAAACCAGCTTTTTCAAATACTGAAGATAAATTTTCGTAATTTTTATAATGAGGCATTGTGCCTTCAAATGCTTGTTCGAGTATGTCTTTACGAGTAACAGGATTATTATTCTTTTCAAGTATTTTGACTTCTTTAGGATCAAATACTACAAAGTTAGATGTTTGTTTAGGTTTTATGCCATACACTTCATTAAGTGCATCTTTAAGTTCTTTAACATTAGCATTTTTGTATGCTTGTTTCATGCCACTTAATGCGTCATCTAATGTGTAATTATGTTTTTTAAAATCGTTTCCAGCATGAATATAAGCAATATCGCCTGAATATTTTGGAACATTTCTACTTCCTTCATCTAAATAACGTATTCCACGAATACCAGCTTCATTAAGTTTTTGTGATGTAAATTGTGGATTGCCTTGAATTATTGTTTGATAAATTGATGAACCTGTAGGATTTATTGGTTGTTTTGGCAAAGCAGTTTTACCATCATTCATTAAAGCATCAAGCAAAGCATCGTCAAATTGGCTTAATTTCTGTTTATCAGATTTAATACCTAGTTTTGCAAGTGCTTCTTGTACTTGTGGGGTTTGTTGTAACAATGGTTTATCCCAATCAAGCATATTAGGTATGTCTTTATCAGGTATATCTACTTTGTATAAATTGCCTTGTTTAACAGATTCTATTTTTGAGTTTTTTAATGCTTTAATATTTGCAATTTCTTGATTAGCAATTTCAGGTTTAACAAAACCTGATTTTTTAGCAAGTTCGGCTTGTTCTAAAGCCTTTTTATAACCTTGAGAACCAATTGTCATTACTGCTGAAAATTTAGGATTATCAGAAGTTATTGGCACTCCATCTAAAGTTGTTTTAAAAGTAGATAAGGCTTCTTTATAACCTTCAGCTACAGTAGGATTTTCAGCAAAATACATACCATGACCATAAGACTGTGCGCCTTCACCAGTACCAACTTTACTAATATCAAACGCACCTTTAATTTCATGTGGTGTGCCATGATAAGCAATCATATTACCTATGGGTAAACCTTTAGTAGCCTCAGCTCCTGCTCTTAATAAAAATGGCATAGCTGGACTTAGGACTCCACCCATCATTTCATGTGATTGACTGCCCTGATAATCAGGAGTCATTCTAGGTACTTTAGCGAGGATTTCTTCGGAAGTAGGCATATACCTATTGCCGAATGTGTTTTGCATTGTTTCAGGGGCTATTTGTCGTGCAGTTTGACTAACATCACCAACAAATGCAGGTAATTGTACTAATGCACCACGACCCAATGATTCACCAACACTAGGTAATACTTTTGCTGTGTTTTGTATGCCCTGACCTAGTTCTTGGTACGACTGTTTCTTAGACATACCACGCAACAAGTCGGCAAATGTTTGCCCTAAAGACGGTTCATTAGGATCGTATTCAGGGTAAGCCATTATTTGACCTCTTTATCCAAGTCTTTAAGTTTATTGGCTAACTCAGCTCTGCGTTCTAAACGAAGTCTTTGGTTCTTTTCTAGCGTAGATTCTTTATGAGGTCTAAGCAGAGCGTTGCCTTTTGGGTACTTATGGTTCATGTGTTCCATTACATATCCTTCATTTTTTCAGTAATAACTTCTTTTCTAGTCTTAGCAGATTCTTTAAAGTCTTTAGCAGTTGGAGCGTTCTTGCTTCCAACCTTGTTCATCTTTTCGCCTGATCCAGCAGCTATCCTAGCCTGTTTAGCGTGAATATTTGCGTATAGTCCGTTTTTAGCCACAATGCCACCTCTTTAAACTTGCTTTTGCTCTGGGTGCGTCACCTTTTGCATGACTGACTACCCCCTTCATCCTAGCGCAGAAACTATCGTGTCTTGATCCTGATGCCTGTGGTGCTTGTAAATGGCTTCCGTTCTTTGCGTTGTATGCTGCACGACCTTTTGCCGTCATTCCTGCGCCCTGTTCGGTAGGAAGATAATTCTTTCCCTTTCCGACCGTAGTCTTTGGGATAGGTTTATCGTGCTTTTCTACTGCGGCACGA